GGTATGGAATATAATTTTGTAGACGATGGATTTACTTACACCATCGACACACCTGAGACACAGGGACTTGTCGATTTTGGTGACATAGACACAGGTACAGGATTTATTCCTTAATCTATTTTAATCTCAGATCTACTCTGACCTAAAACTAAAGACCCACCCGCATGTAGGGACGACGTATATAACTGTACGAACTCCTCAATGTAGGTGGGTTTTATTAATTGTATTCTTTCCTTCTCATTATTCAATCTCTCTTCATACTGATAGTATGTCACAGGTGATGTTGGGTTTACAGTTACACCCGCAGACGCAGTTCCATCGTAATATGTAACTTGGAAATTACTTGGCACTCTCTTTCCTGCTTCAACAATCTTACGATTTAAAGCATCAACAACCTCTGTTGTCTCATACATCATAACAGCAGCAGGGTTTTCATATTTACCATATACATATTCTCTCAATGCTGTTGCTGTACGTGGCCACCCTTCATGGTAGTTAGTTATATCATTCACGATCATAATAGTCCAACCATAATCTACTCTATTATAATATTGGAATGAAATAGACTCTGGTGTGTCACCTGGTCTAATAAAGAACTCATCAAACAACACAACGTTAGACAAATAGTCATCTTTTATGTCATTTCTTCTCCATAAATTTTTGGCACTATAAACTTTAGGATCTAAAATTTGATCCGTATAGTTGTATAATACATTAGGTGCTCTGTCGAATAGACTCATTAGAATTTACCTGTTTCTAGATCTGATTGTGTAAGTGCTGTTGTCTCTAGGAATGACATGTTAACTGTTTGGATTGGTATGTTACCATCCTTTGTAGTTATAAAGTTGTTACTAGGAGAAGCATTAACTGATAAACCTGTTAGGGCACATAGTTTACTTCTTGGCATCATTGGGTGGGCTATACCTCCCTGAGATGTGTTACCGTCATCATCAGTGTCATTGAACCATGGTTCTAACATGAATAAATCTGGGAAACCTAAAACTCCACCTGTACCTTTAGAGGTAGTAGTTGGATGCATTCCTGTTTTAAATCCATTTATAATAGTATCAAGTTCTTTCGCTTCGAGTTCACTACGAGCAAAAAATTCAAATGATAGATTGAACTTCCTTTCTGACATACTACTAAACATAGTAATAGCATTTTCATTAGGTGCTAATCCTGCTAAACCTAAAAGATTTTTTGGATTTAAACTATCAGTTGAACCTAAAGGGTTAGTTGCTCCTTTAAAAGCAGCACCTAGAGTGCTAGACAAATCAAGTCCTGTACCTGAACCAGCTCCTTTTAAGAACTCCCCTCCTGCTGAATTAATAAGTTGCCCTCCTGCATCTACAACTGCTGACGCTACACCAGTTGCTAACATTTGACCTACAGCAGCACCTGAGTCCAGTATCCTTGCCATAGTACCGAGTCTAAACTTATTATCCCAGTTAGCACCATAGTCATAAGCAAACTCATTAGGCATGGGTAAGAAGTAAATAGTCTTCTTAGCATCCTTAGATTCGTGTGCTTTGTTTTTTATTTCTGCTAGTTGTTCAGCATTCTTTACTGTGAGTCCATTTAGTTCTAAAGGAAAATCTATATTACTAAAGTCTCCTGCCTCTACTTCTTTTACAACTTCTCTTTGTTTATTGAGTGATTTACTTTTTGTATTTCTGTTACCTGATACCTGATTCTGACTCTTCGCAACTTGAACTATCTCTTTCTGAAATGCTTCCGCTTCTCCTGACCCTGAGTTAAAGTTTCCAAAGGTAAACTTCGCTGTACCAGCTACAGCATTTCTAAGTTTGGTTACGCCATTATTACCAAGAGCAGACGCAACACCCTGCATACCATTTTTACGTGCTTGAGAAAGACCCTCGTTATATTCAAAACGAGTGATCTTCATATACGATGCAAAAGGTATACCTTGAATTTTATCGGGGTACTGATATGTACCTCCGTTCAATACTCTATTTCCAGTGCTCATCTATTTGTGTGGAATTGTTCTAGTGGTAATTGACTCATTGCTTCCATATCTTCCTCTGGTATCTCGAAGAATAGGTTGTCGGCATTCTTAGGTATGTAGTAACGAAGCGTTGCCATAGGAGCTTCGTCTCTATTTAGTGATCCAAGACGAGCTTTTGGTCTAAGGAAGTGGATGTTCATGCCTAACATCCTATCACTCTTAATTTCCATGAGTTTTATTAATGGGTACGCATCCCATTTCTTTATTATATCCTTGTACTTCGGGTCATACTCAAAGAAATACCACTTACCTACCTCTGGGTTTCCAGTAGCATTGTCATTAAGTGCTTCAAATATTTTTTCTCTTAGTTGAGCTTTGCTTACCTTGCTTCCCTTTAGATCTTGGAGCAGGGTAGTTAATGCGGAGCTCTCGCTCTGTGATGAGTCGGAAGTTGAGTCCTCTGTCATCGCAGTATTCCTGAGCTGCCCTCCACTTTGCATCGTTTTTAGCATAGGTCATAACCTCCGTTAGATACTTTTGGGTTTGACGTTTCTGGGGTTTGGGTACTTGTGTTTGTTTGAGAGGTTTGACCTCTACGATATATTGCTTGACTCCAGTTGATTCTTTTATCTTGACCCAGAAATCAGGGAAGTAACGATGGATTCTGTTATCAGTAGGACATTTGTATGGAATTACTATCTCCTCTGACGACCAACTAATCACCGACCTGTCACTATCACACCAGTTCATGAACTTAAGTTCCCACCCAGACCTGTAAAATATCTCGGTTGGATCACCCTTATACTTCTTATAGTTCTTAGGTTTAAACTTTCCTTGTTTTAGAGACATAAATAAAAATACCACCCCATATGGGTATTTATGACTCTCAAGACAGTTACAACATTTTTAGCAGATCTTCAAAAGGCAGGAGGACCTAGTTCTACCAACCAGTATGATCTGGAGTTTGCTTGTGGAGACAAGTTAAAAGCGTTTCTAAAGAATCAGTATGACATAGACGAAACAAGATATAATGGATTAGTGGTCGATATGATCAACGAGACACAGATACCAGGTGTCTCACTCACAAGTCAAGACATAAAGCAAGTACATAAGGGTATCAATATGAAACCCGCAGTAGCAAAGGTATATAATGAGATGGATTTCTCAGTTATACTTGATATTACGTCTGACGCATTTAAGTTTTTTACAGCATGGCAGCAATTCATACAAGGAGGAGATACTCATTTTGAGGATCCTCAAAAACCATCAGGTAAAAAATATACTAGGGCATACGCACAGAACTATTATAGCGATTATGTGTGTGGTACTAAGATTAAGAAGTATGAGAAGTTTGTAGCAGGAGGAAGTAATACCTTCAACGACAACAACTACCACGTTTATACTGTAGAATTAAAGAACTCATACCCATACATGATGTCATCCATACCATTCAGCTCAGCTGGATCTGGAGTTGTTAAACTCAGCATTGGTATGTACTATGAATACTCTGATTACACACCGTTTGCTGTTCCTAAAGCAACCTACACATCAGCACCTGTGGATGGTTGATATATACTATACATTGGACTAATTTATTATGCCATTACCTGAACTTGTTACTCCAACCTATGAGTTGGTTGTACCTTCGACTAAAAAGAAATTAAAATATCGTCCCTTCCTTGTTAAAGAACAAAAAGTTCTGATCCTAGCATTAGAAGAGAACGACAGTGCTCAGATACTAGAAGCAATAAAGACTATATTTAAGAGCTGTATCAATAGTAGATTTAAGATGGAGGATCTCTCTATCTTTGATGTTGAGTACATCTTCCTACAACTACGTGGTAGATCTATACAAGAGACTATTGATGTAGAAGTACCATGCGATGATGACCCTGAGACTAAAGTTCCCGTGTCATTTCCCGTTGATGCTGTTAAAGTTGATTTCCCAAAGGGTCACACCTCAGAGATTAAACTTAATGACGACATCATGGTAGTTATGAAGTATCCTAATTTAGATTACTTCACTAAAGTGAACTTTACAGAGGAAGAAGTGGATCCATACGAACTTGTATCCACATGTATTGACCGAGTATACGATAAAGGAGAAGATTGTGGATCATTCACGGCTAAAGAAGCTCAAGGATGGTTGGAGAAACTTACTAATGATCAGTTTGAAAGTATCCAAAACTTCTTTGACACTATGCCTACTCTTAGGCATGAGCTTACAGTTACTAATCCTAACACAGGCATTAAAACGACTGCAGTTATCGAGGGATTAGTAAATTTTTTCGGATAGCCCTGTTCCAAGAAGGGTTAGCAAGGTTTTATCAAACAAACTTTGCCTTGGTGCAACACCATAAATATACCTTGAGTGACATAGAAAATATGATCCCTTGGGAGCGTGATATTTACGTCAATATGCTTGCCAAGTGGTTAAACGATGAGAGGGAACGTATAGAAAACGAACGTCGTAAACGTCGATGAAAGCTCGTCTAACAAACATCTTTGGGTTAAAACTCTTGCCTATATCGGGTGAGATGACTTCTACAGCCAAGGATATGCTCGACCAAGAGATAGAGTATATCGACTATCTGAGAAATAGGAAGAAGTTTTTCTTCATGACTCAGATACAACAGACAAGAGTTCAAGTAAAGAAAAGAGTAAAGGCACAATCAAAGGAAGAAACAAAAAAGAGAAGTGGTCTTAGACTCCCTTTTAGGAAGAAGAGGAAAGTTAAGAAAAAGAACCTTAAACAAAAGGTAAAGCAAAGAGCTAGGATACAAGGCAAGAAAGCAAAACGTGCCATGGGTGCGGCTGGTAATAAGATATCAGCATTTACAAGAAACAAAACTAAAAAACTAGGTAAGAACCTTGTTAGTACTGGCAAGACCATGAAAGGTCAGGCACTTAAGAAAGTGAGTCAGGGTACTAAGTTCATGACTCAAGGTGCCAATAAGATAACAAAGACAGCAGGAGCACTTACAAAGGTAAAACCACAGGCAGTAGCGAAAACACTAAGTGCTGTACCTACCAAAACAAAGACAACTATAGTAAGGAAACTAGCAGCAACAGCAACTAAGAAAACTATTGCTAAGAAAGTTGCTACCAAGACAGCAGCAAAACTTGCTACTAAGACAGCAGTCAAGATAGGATTGAAGAAGATACCAGTCGTAGGTCTGATAGCAGGACTAGGATTTGGTGTACAAAGATTAATGAAGGGTGACATATCTGGTGCCCTCATGGAAGTTGGTTCTGGTTTAGCATCTACTATACCAGGTCCAGGTACTGCTATATCAGCAGGACTAGACGCAGCTCTAATCGCTAAAGACGTTACTGGTCTGAAGGATGGTGGTGAAGTTAGCTCACCTACACAAGCATTGATTGCTGAGGGTGGTGAACCTGAACTTGTTGTACCACATTCTAAGTTAGGACCTGTATTCCAGAGTCTACTTAAACAAGTTGGTACTATACTAACAGATGTTACTACGGGATTCTTGAATACATTACCCGTACCAACAGCAGCATCACAGGCAATACTAGCTGAATCGGCAAAACTAGCATCAGTATTTGGTACCAAGTCATCACCACTATCAATATTCAAGGGCGGTAAGGTAAAAGAAGCAGCAGGAGGATTCTTGAAAAAGTTAGGTAGTGGAGCAATGAACCTAGCTAAGACAGCATTCAAGATGACACCCATGGGATTAGCAGCTGGTGCTATTGGTTCAGTACTCGGAGGTAGACCAGCTAAGGCAGAAGATACATTTAGAAAGAGAAACGTAATTAATAAGATGTCAGAGGTCAATGGTGTAATGACTTCATCATCATGGGATTCGGATACTGCTACGTCATATGGTAACTTCCCAGTCACTGATACATATGGTTCGACTGAAGGAAGATCAAAACCTCATGGTGGTGTAGATTTAGGTACACCCGTAGGCACACCCGTAGGATTTAAAGAGCCAGGTGAAATATTGGCAGCTGGTAAGTTTGGTGGATATGGAAATATGATGGATGTTTGGTTACCGTCTGCTAAAGTTCAGATGCGTATAGCACATCTAAGTAAGATCGTTAAAAGAACTGGTGAGTTCATAGCAGGAGAGAAACTTGCTGAGACTGGTGGAGCAGTCGGTGATCCTGGTGCAGGTAGTTCCACAGGTCCTCATCTACACTTTGAAGCAGATAATAAGAAAAACTCCACTAGATATGGTGGGGCAGGAAATCCTATGCCCTATGCTCCACTGCTATCATTCAGTGCTGTTGAACCTCCAAGTGGTGAGGGTGCTAAGGGAGGTCCTAGTCTCGGTGCATCATATGGTCATCCACTACAGTACACAGTCAAGTGGCCAACCAGTAATGGTGCTATGGGAGGTCCTGGTTTGTTTGGTGCTATCGGTAGTGCTATCAGTGGTGTTGCTGAAAGAATAATAGAACCAAGACTTATACCATTCCCAGTTCCCACACCTATTCCTGTTCCAGTAGAGAAAGTAATCACTATGGTTAAACCAGAAGTCAAATCACATGGGATAGACTCATTCTCAGGTAGATATGTTGCGTTATGAGTAATAAATTTCCAAGTATAGACACAGTACATGAGACACTAAGCGACTTAACCAAGTTGTTTGAGGATCGTAATGCGATACTTAACTCTATGTTCAAAGAGGATAAGTATAAAGATTTCTTATTGGCAGAAAATATACAGAGTCTTGTTGAGGCAGACAAACGTGATGACGCAGCTGGTGGTAAGATAAAGAAAGACTTAGCAAATGGCTATGAGGTCTTGAAAGCAAAGACAAACATGCAGAAGTTTGCTAACTTTATCTCACCTGGCATGCTACCAACACTTGACTTGAGTGAACAAGGAGACTATGACGATGATGACATAGACGAAGAGATTAGTGAAAGAGAAGAGGGAGAAGGTACACAACAATCCGAACCAGAGAAAGGAGAGAAAGGTGACAAGGGTGATCCTGGCGATACAAATATAAATGTTGAAATGCCAAAAACTAGAACATTTAGTGGGCAAAATCTCCAACCAGGATCTCAGAACTCTGGACTTAAATTAGCAGAAGGTGGTGTTGTATCTCCATCACCTATGATGAATGCCCTGAACCCCAGTGCCCAGAGACCTGAAACAAAATCAGGTGTTAAGTCACTAGAGAGCTTAGGACTGGTAGGTAAGAAGAATGTTGCTAGTGAGCTGACTGAGGATTTAGGACTAGAAGAATATAAGAAAGCACTAGCAGATGCTATGGCACTACCACTCAAGGCAGTGGCAGCTGGATTAGCAGGGTTGATGGATAAAGTTGAGGTGCCAGGTGGTGAGGGAGCAGCACTTGAAGCACAAACAAGTAGTGTAGCAAAAGCATTTGGTGTACCCTCCAAGAAAAAGAAAAAGAAGGATAAGGAAGATAAACAAAATCCACTACTGGCTATTGCTAGACTACTTTTACCTTTTGGTCTGGGAGCAAAGAAACCAAAACCGAAACAGCAGAGACGAGTACAGGAAACAAGATACGTAGAAGTAAATGGTCAGATCGTAGAAGCTAGTGAGAGTGACACAGGACTCCAAGATGTACCACAGGGAGGTCCATCACTTGTAAGGAGTGCACCTGGTTACCTAGGAGGTGGTGTAGGAGGTGCATCACATGAGACAGTAGCACCTGATCAACTATCAACACAGGGTGATACTAAGATAGATGCCATGAGAAACACTATCAGTAATATCACACAAGGTGCAAAAAATATGTTTATGAAAACTCCTCAAGTTAGGGGTATCAAAGCTGCTAGTGGATTCATAACTAAATTATTAGGTAAAGTACAACCTGCATCAGAAGGCAGTCAGTACGAAAAACAAGATATAAACAATCTTACAAACCAAGTTGTCATGAATAATCAGTCTAACATGACTGAGAAAACTAACATGATGATAAATGATGAGAAGACTGAGGGTGGCAGAGCAGCAGCTGCGAGACTTAAAGAGATCGTTGCTCAGATGCAACAGGGCTCAGGAGTGAACAAACCCACTAATACAATAGCACCTACAGAAATCAGAGTTAGTAAGTATCTTGCTCATAGTCTTACTACTGTACATGGAGGGGAGACACCACACGACGTATGAAGAAAGCAAATTTTGAGCTACTAGATTTAAAGATAGGTTTGTCTACGTATGACCCAGATACAAACGAGACAGGTATCCTTGTACAACCTTTTAACCTTAATCAGTTAATGGAGTTACATTATTATGAGGATATTACTAAGGCAAATGTTCTACTGGTTCTAAAATTAAATGACTCATCAAGTGGTATCTTAGGTCAGTTAATGGGTATGGAACCTCTAGATATTTCATGGAAAGATGCAGAAGAGAATGTAATTACATATAGTATGGTTGTATATGACATACAAGATCGTATGGTCATAGATGGTAAACAGTCGCAAGCAACAGTATATTGTGTCAGTCCAGATGCTGTGAAAAATAGTGCTACAAAGATATCAAAGAGGTTTGGTAAAGGTGGTGGTCAAGCCACACATGACATCGTACAAGGACTATTAACTGATGAATTAAAAACAGACAAGGTATTAGATTTTGATAAGTCGCAAACCAAATTATCATTTGTTAGTCCATACTGGGATCCATATACTATTATTACTTGGTTGTCATGGAGATCTATATTAGAAGGTGGCAGTGGAAAGAGCAGTGCGGGGTTCTTGTTCTATGAGGACAGGGATGGATACCATTTCAAAGCAATGGATGGGTTAGTTAATCAAGAGACAGAGAGAGTGATTAATATTAATATGGAAGAACCAGAAGAGACTGACGACATTCATATAACTGGGTTCACACTATCAGGTACAAGTGACATCTTTCGTGGTCTAAACCTTGGTAGTTATGCTAGTGCTACATATACTCTGGACATGAAAGACTTTAAGTATGAGGAGATACCTTTCTTTATTAATGATTTCTACCCTGAGATGAAGAAACTAAACCCACAGGCAGACTTACCAGAGTTCTACAAAAGATTTGGTGGTGAAGAATTAGGTGGTGGTAGACCAACCAGAATTATGTCAAAAGTCATGGACACAGCAATGTATACAGAGGGTACATACACACAGGATTTGACAAGACAACTCAGTCAGAGTATGATAAGAAATCAATTCTTTTTTAATCAGGCTGGAACCTTCGACTATGAGGGTAGTCAGGATTTATATATTGGACAGGTAGTAGAGATAAACAAGATGGATCCTAGATCAGGTGACGCAGATCCAGAGGTCAGTGGTCGCTACATAGTAGGTAAAATCTATCGTCAATTTTTGACAGAAAGAGATACCATGACCACGAGGGTCACAGTATACAGAGATAGTATAGGATGAATTTAGAAAGTGCTGCACATGCCATCGGTAAAGATGGATTTAATTGGTGGATAGGACAAGTCGAGAACGACGGGTCAGATCCAGACCATGATGGTTCGCAGTCTAAAGATTACGATTATACAGGTAAAGTTAAGGTAAGAATCGTAGGGTATCATAACCCAGATAAAGAGATACTACCAACCAGAGATTTACCGTGGGCATCTTGTATCATGCCAGCCGTCTATGCCATGAAGAGTGGTATGGGTACTATTCAACAGTTACAGGTTAGCTCATGGGTAGTTGGATTCTTTATGGATGGATCCTCAGCCCAGATACCAGTGGTCATGGGTAGTATCAGTGACCAGAACCCGAAGGACATATACACTAAACTACCAGAACAAAGTAGTAAAGGATATCAACAAATACATGCACCAGACTATGATCCAGATAAACATGGTACAGGTGGTGGTATCGTAGGTGGTACAGCTGACACAACAGTCACTGATCCAACCACAGGTAACGCAAGCGGACCTGTGACACAGACCACTGAGGAAAATACAGTCTCAACTGTCAACGAACGTGGTGAAGCACAGAAGCAAACTGAGGCAATGAAAGCCGCAGATGAG